ATCAATGACACCTGTAAAACAGGATGGTGCTAAACGTGCAAGAGAGTTTCTTGAAAAATATAAAGACGTTGATAACTTTGAAGTTCACGGTTATGAACGTTTTGTATATCAATGGATCTCTGAGAAATATCCAGGTCAACTAAGATTCAATATGAGTGATATGAAAATCATTACTATTGATATTGAGGTTGCTTGTGAAAATGGATTCCCTGATGTAGAAGCATCACAGGAGGAAATGCTTTGTATAACAATCAAAGATCTTGCTACTGGTAAGTTTATTACTTGGGGAACTCGTGAAGCAAAGGTAGACACAGAGTATCGAGTGTTCTGGACAGAACAGGAAATGCTTGCCGACTTTCATAAGTGGTGGTGTTCTAATACACCTGATATTATTACTGGTTGGAACTGTAACTTGTATGATATACCTTACATTTGTCGTCGTCTAGAACGTGTACTAGGAGAGAAATGGCAGAAGTCATTATCACCTTGGAATAAAGTAAATATGCGAGAGGTCTACATTCAAGGACGTAGGAATCTTGCTTACGATATACTAGGTGTCAGTATCTTAGACTATCTTGATCTCTATAGAAAGTTTACATATACTAATCAAGAGTCATATCGTCTAGAGCATATTGCTACAGTAGAACTTGGTGAAGGTAAACTAGATCATAGTGAGTTTGAAAACTTTAAAGACTTCTATACAGAACATTGGCAGAAGTTTGTAGAGTACAACATTAAAGACGTTGATCTAGTTGACAGATTAGAGAAGAAAATGAAACTTCTCGAACTGGCAGTTACTATGGCATATGATGCCAAGGTAAACTTTGAAGATGTGTATTCTCAGGTTCGTATGTGGGATACACTTATATACAACTATCTAAAGGAGAGAAAGATCTGTGTTCCACCTCGTCAAGAAAGTAAGAAAGATGACAAATACGCAGGTGCGTACGTTAAGGAACCTATACCTGGGTTATATGATTGGGTGGTTAGTTTCGACCTTAACTCTCTGTACCCTCATCTCATTATGGAATATAACATTTCACCAGAGACTTTGGTTCCCACTAGATACCCAAGTATCTCTGTGGACAAAATCTTAAATGGTGAGATTGATATTGATAGTGACTATTGTGTTGCTGCTAACGGTGCACAATATAGAAAAGACATTCAAGGTTTCTTACCTGAGATGATGCAAAAGATCTACGATGAACGTACGATCTATAAAAAGAAAATGCTTATTGCCAAGTCTGAATATGAAAAGACAGGTGATAAAGAATTACAAGCAGACATATCTGCTTTTAATAATATCCAGATGGCACGTAAGATTCAACTTAACAGTGCTTATGGTGCTATCGGAAATCAATACTTCCGATACTATAGTCTTGCCAATGCTGAAGCAATTACATTGTCTGGACAGTTATCTATCCGTTGGATAGAAAACAAAATGAACTCTTACATAAACAAAATTTTAAAAACAAAGGAGGTTGATTATGTTATTGCTTCTGATACCGATTCCATTTATCTTAATCTGGGTTCTCTGGTTGAAACTGTATTCAAGGGCAGAGAGAAAAGCGATAAAAGCGTTCTCAGGTTCCTTGAAAAGGTGTGTGATGTGGAATTTGAAAAGTATATTCAGAATTCTTATGAAGCGTTGGCAACCACTGTAAACGCATACGATCAAAAGATGTTTATGAAGCGAGAGAATATCGCTAACAAAGGCATCTGGACTGCTAAGAAAAGATACATCCTCAATGTATGGAATAGTGAGGGTGTTCAATACGCTGAACCTAAACTAAAGATGATGGGTATTGAAGCAGTTAAATCATCTACACCTGCTGCTTGTAGGACAGCAATTAAAGATGCACTGAAAGTTATTATGAATGGTACAGAATCTGATGTACAAGAATTTGTAGGAAACTTCAGAAAGAAATTTGAATCTATGCCACCAGAAGATATTGCATTCCCTCGTGGATGTAATGGGGTTGGCAAATTCTCAAATCCTGCTACAATTTATAGTAAGGGAACTCCCATACACGTGCGTGGTGCGTTACTATATAATTTCCACGCGAAGAAAAACAAAGTTACACATAAGTATCCTCTCATACAAGAGGGAGAGAAAGTAAAGTTTCTTTATCTTCGACGACCAAACAAAATTAATGAAAATGTTATTTCATTTTTCCAAACATTACCTAAAGAGTTTGGACTTGACAAATACATTGATTTTGATATACAATTCCAGAAGAGTTTTCTTGATCCTTTACAGGTTATTATGGATACTATCAACTGGAAAGCAGAAAAAATCGCTACTTTAGAAGACCTTTTTGTATGACATCAGCATTTTTTAAAGACATTATCAGTGACATCGGAAACGAGTACGCAGGTGTAGTGTCAGATGGAGTATCAGCAGGAGACGTTGCGTCTTTTGTAGATACAGGTAGTTACATCTTTAATGCCCTAGTAAGTGGTAGTATTAAAGGTGGAATACCTTCCAACAAGATCACCGCTATTGCAGGTGAGAGTAGTACAGGTAAAACTTTCTTTACTCTTAGTATGGTAAAAAGTTTTCTTGAAAGTAATCCAGAAGCAGGGTGCATTTATTTTGAATCTGAGTCTGCATTATCTAAGGATATGATCGAGACTAGGAATATTCCTTCTGATCGTATGGTCTTAGTTCCTGTTACTACAGTTCAAGAATTTAGAACACAATCATTAAGAATTGTTGACAAATATCTTGAACAACCAGAGGCAGAACGTCAACCATTAATGTTTGTTCTTGACTCTCTTGGTATGTTATCTACTTCAAAAGAAGTACAAGACTCTTCTGATGGTAAAGACACACGAGATATGACTCGTGCACAGGTTGTTAAAGCAATCTTCCGTGTTCTTACTTTGAAGTTGGGTAAAGCGAACATACCTATGATTGTCACAAACCATACATATGATGTAGTAGGTGCATATGTACCTACAAAAGAAATGGGCGGTGGTTCTGGTCTTAAATATGCAGCATCGACTATCATCTATCTTGCTAAGTCTAAAGAGAAAGATGGTAAAGAAGTGATCGGAAACATCATTAGATGTGAAACAAAAAAATCTAGATTTACAAAAGAGAATGCTAAAATTACTACTCGTCTTTTCTATGACGAACGTGGACTCGACAGGTATTATGGATTACTGGAGTTGGGTGAAAAGTATGGAGTCTTCACAAAACGAGGTAATAGGATTGTTGTTGGTGAGTCTTCCGTTTATCCTTCTGCTATCCTTGCCGATCCTGACAAGTACTTCACCGAAGGAATAATGCAACAACTGGATGAAGCAGCACAAAAAGAATTCGCGTACGGTTAGTGGAACTCAGAGACTACATACAAGTTTATGACTACACATTACCTAATACTGTTTGCAAAAACGTTATTAGATTATTTGGTAGTCAGATTCACGAAGAGGTAGATCAAAAAGGTCTACCTAAGTTTCGTCAATTCAATATCACACAGGCAATAGATGACAATGAGCATAATCTCAATGTGTCTCCTTGGTCTGAGTGGGGATTGATACAGAATGCTTTGATTGAATCATCACATTACTATGTCCAAAAATATATGGAGGATGTAGATTGTAGACCATACTTCCCTATCAAATCTGCTCTTGAACAATTCAGAGTTAAGAAATATGAGAAGGGAACTGATGATCGTTTTGATAAACACGTTGATGTAGGAGACCACGCATCTGCTCGTAGGTTCTTATCAATGTTCTGGTATCTAAATGATGTTGAAGAAGGTGGTGAGACAGTTTTTGAAAACGGTCCTACAATAAAACCAAAGGAAGGTAGATTAGTTATGTTCCCTCCTCTATGGTTATACCCTCACGAAGGTAAACGTACTATTTCTAACGACAAATTTATCGTAAGTTCTTACACACATTATGTCTAATCTTGAGAACCTAATTGTCTCATCATTATTTTCCGAAGAAAAATTTACTCGTAAAGTAATTCCACATCTTAAAGGAGAATATTTTGAAGATATTAATAATAAAATAATTTTTGAAGAAACATCAAAATATTTTGTTGAGTATGATCGTCTTCCAACTAAGGAAGCATTGACTATTGAATTAGAAACTCGTAAAGATCTTACAGATGAACAATCTAAGACTATAGAAAATAGTATTTCTAATTTTGAAGACACAGCACACGATATTAAATGGTTAGTAGACACTACAGAAAAGTGGTGTCGTGATCGTGCAATATACAATGCTCTATTAGAGTCAATTCAAATTGCTGACGGTGAAAAGAAAGCAAGTAGAGATGCTATTCCATCATTACTTACTGATGCACTTGCTGTTAGTTTTGATAATTCTGTTGGACACGATTACATAGATGATGCTGATGATAGATTTGATTTCTATCATAGAAAGGAAGAAAAGATTCCTTTTGATATTTCTATGCTCAATAAGATTACAAAGGGTGGTCTAGGTAAAAAGACATTAAACATTGCACTGGCAGGAACTGGTGTTGGTAAGTCATTGTTTATGTGCCATACTGCTGCTTCACATCTAATGCAAGGATATAATGTTCTTTATATTACTTGTGAAATGGCAGAGGAAAAAATTGCTGAACGTATTGATGCAAACTTATTAAATATAAACGTACAACAACTGGAAACATTACCTAAAGTTATGTACGATAATAAGATGACAAAGGTTGCAGAGAAAACTCAAGGTCGTCTTATTGTAAAAGAATATCCAACAGCAGCAGCACACGTAGGTCATTTCAAATCTCTACTACAAGAGTTAGCAATTAAAAAGTCTTTTACTCCTGACGTAGTGTTTGTAGACTATCTAAATATCTGTGCATCTGCTAGATATAAAGGGGCAATAGTTAATTCTTATACCTATGTTAAAGCAATCGCTGAAGAACTCCGTGGTCTTGCTGCTGAGTGCAACCTTCCTATCATTAGTGCTACTCAAACTACTAGATCAGGTTACGGTAATTCAGACGTGGAACTTACCGACACT